TCGGGAATCCACCCATCATCAGACCAGATTCCCACTGTTATATCGTCGCCTTGATGCTTTACGTTTTTGACGATCCGTGGTGCTACGTTTGTCCACCCACACGCTTCCGCGATGGCTATTCGTTGTGCTTCTGGTGTCACGGATTGGCCTCCTTCACTTGTTGCATCTGCACAAAGTCCAGTCGGTTCTCTTCGTTAATTGCGATACCCCAGCCGTTGCGACGGCAGGACAGTTCGATTGCGGTTAGGACTTCGTTCATAACTGCGTCGGGTAGATAAATCGACAGCAGTCCTTTGAATGTGAGGCGATACTGCTCTTTGTCTTCTTTTTTGCTCACTTGACGCCCTCCGCAATCAGAGCATGCTCAAGTATCAGCACCGAATCTGCCGTCTTTAGAGTGATGTGGAGTGAAGGCTGCCGTTGCTGCGCCAGGCCCTTTAGATGGCCTTTCCAGCGCGTTCCATGCGTCTTGCTGGTGCCTGCACCCAAAGTCTTCTGCCAGCGCTGTGGGGTAACCTCGATGCACCTGGTGTTCATGGAAGCAATGAGCCCATGCAGGAAGCCGACATTGCGACCGAATTGGAACATGGCGCTGCCGGGCGCTCCCTTGCCTCCGATGTATCCGCCCACCTTCTCGATGTAGCAGACATCCGACTGGGACAGGAAGTTGATCAGCACCTCCCGGATGTCGCCGTCGGTCGTCGGCATGGGCTCGAGGGTGACCCGGTTGCCGGCGAAGTGCGCCAGGCCGCCAGATAGGCCTGGGTCGATGGCCAAGATCCGCTTCATCGGGCGGCCTTCTTTAGCCAGGCCTGAATGGCATGATCGGCCACCGCCTGGATCTTGAGGCCGTTGGCGAGGCAGTAGGCTCGCAGGGCTTTGTGGGTGGTTGGTGTCACGTTGATGGTTTTGGGTTTCATTTAACTGTGTGTGAATAGGATCCGTGCAATTCTAAAGACGCTTTGTTATATGCATTTGATGCCTCAATCGCTGTTTTAAATTGCCCAAGTGATTTCTTTTTGCCGTTGATTCTAATTCTGCTTCTGAAACTACCGTTTTCAAATGTAACGCCTTTATGTGGAACTGCACCTCTTATGCGCTTCTGATTCCATTGGTTTTGCCTGTTTGTAGATAACCGTAAATTTGACCTACTGTTATCTAGTGGATTTCCATTAATGTGATCAACAAATAAAGACCCATTGCAATTCATAAGAACTCTATGTAGGTACACCATTTTGCGCTTTTCATTTAACTTTTGAAATGTGTACACGTATTTGTAACCCTTTTTCATCATGTGAACATTCCACTTGATACACTTAACCTTTTCCCAATCTTGCTCATCTATTTGGAACTGCCTTCCGTTTTTCAATGTGATTGTCATTTTGCTTGATGGTTTGAAGTTGAACTTTGGCCGAGTATTTGTCTGAACAGGTTTTCTTAAAACCGTCAGGGCCAGAATTCCACACCTTAGCAAAATCCGCAATGGTTGGTTTTCTACCGATTCGTTTTTCGGTCACGTAGTGGGTCAGGTAGGCCTGGCAGACTGCTCGGGCCTGCACCCGGTTGGTCATGTCCTGGTGCCGGTAATGGCTGCCGGTGATCCGGTTCACGTCCAGGACAACCGCGCGGTGGATCTGGAGGCAGCCAATGGCCCGGCCTTGGTCACCGATGGCCAGGTCGTTGTTGCTGCTTTCTACGATCATCAGGGCTGAGATTAAGCTGTTGAGGTTCATTGCTGTGCATTGCTGTGGTGTTGCTGTGGTTTGCGCGTTGGCCAGTCGCGCCCCTGGGGGTGGTATTGGCCCCACCCGGGGCTAAATCCATCAGAGCAGTTTGATCGTCACACCGTGATTGAAGTTCCTGAAGGCCTCGACCTTAACCGGACAAGAGACGGTATGGAGGATCTTTTCCAACGCCTTCTTGGTTTTGATTCGGATCGACTCGTTGCCCTCAAAGATACAGAACCTAGGCTGCCCGTTGCGCTTGGCATCGGAATCGGAGTTGGCCATTGCAAAATCAACAAGCTCTTTGCAGTCCACGTTGTGATAGCCATCAGCAGTTTTGATGCTCCTCAACGTGACGTTAAGTGTTGGGTTGGTTGCGGCGTCCCAGATTGCCTTGCAGGCCTGTTCAAGTTCTCGGCTGCCAGTATCTCCGATGCAGCCGGCGAAATACTGCTCCAGGTAACCAACGGTCCAGCACGGTGGGTTTTCACGTTCACCGTCCTGCTGGGCGCACTGAGCGATGTTCAGCACTCCCCATCCGGCGATCACGTGCTTATCAGACGCCAAGTAAGGAGCCAATTTCTCAAACTTCTGCTCGTCCTTCTGAATGTTGAAATTTGCTGTGTTGCTCATGTTGTTTCTTTTTTTCTTCAAACTTGATTGCCCCGACGGAAGTCAAGCTGCCACAGGACAAGGACATGAGTCTACAGCATTCTACTCTTTTCTGTAGATTTGAGAGAAAACCCAATGTTTGCAGGGGTCAAACAGGGGTCAAATTCCCTTAAGATCAACGAAGCTCAGGGTCAGGTATTTCTGAGAATTGGTCGTTGCGTCGAAGTAGGATAATACCTTCTGGGTCTCTCTTTCAGAGTAGCTCCGGTAGTCTTTTACTCGGGTGGCTGCCACCGCTGGAAACTCGGTCGGCTGGCCGTTCTCGGTCTGCCAGTTGCCCGAGGTGAAGCCGAACTTCCGGCACCAGGTCTGAATGTTCTGAGGTGGGACGAAGAAATACTCGGTCGAGAAGCTGTCCTCACCTCGGAAGCATTGGACGCCGTAGCCGCTAAGAAGATCGTAGCCAGCCTGGTCCAAATACCAGGCATCGAGGTCGAAGTCGGGCTCATAGCCGGTTCCAAAGAATCCAGGAAGGCCTGGGGCGGACAAGTTTTGGGTACACAGGCACGGCGACTCGGTCCAGGAGTCTAGGCGCCACTGGAGCAGGTTCCATAGCCAGGCGCTCTTCGGGATCTTGTGGAAAAATGGGCCGCAGCCTGGGCCGCCGTTAAGCGTCAGCAGAGGGCGGTAAGGGATATCGAAAGTGCTTGATATGTGCCCTCCGTTATCAAATTTGATGGACGTAAGAGCATCTCGGTAGGTGGCGACTGTGGTCAGTGTCTGAAGGGGGACAGTCGAGGCAAAACGGGATACCAGCTTGTCCTTGAAAACGTCGTCTACTGATTTCTGCAAAAGACCATCTGGTCCTGTAATAAACTTAGGTGTTTTGTTTGGGCTGCCTAGGATCCGCACCGAGGCATCGACACCGTTGGGCCCTCCCCATTTGTTGACCCAGAAGTCAGCCTCAAATCCAGAGATTGAAGCGTGTTCAGGATCGCCATAGGTGGCTCGCATCAGCTCGTTGTCGTAGTTGCCTGATGCGAATCCCCAAGGCCCTCCTGGCGGGATGAATGCTGCATTGATCGATCCCTGATAAAGCAAAGCCGAGGTTGCTGTAGATGTGCTGATCTTAGTCGGGAACAGGTTGGTCCATTGACCCGTTACGTTGTTTACCTTTGATGGACCAATCAACACTGTTCGATTGGCCGAGTTCATGTAAAAATTGGTCCAAGGGCCTACACCAAAGTCTGGGTTGCGCGATGTGTTGTAGAGATCGCTGGCTGAAGCATACTGCTCGTAGTCGATCAAAATATTTGATTCGATTCCAAACGGGGATCCAGTGCTGCACGCCAGCCCTTGAGGCGTCAACCTGAGAAGCCCAATTCTGTCCTCGGTGATGTCGTGGGCGTCCTCGTAGTCGTTCAGGAAACCAGCCTCAACAGCCAGACGGCGCCGGACATCCAGCACCTTGTCGAAGATCGTGGCCTCGTTGCCGGCAGACCAAAATGGTGCGAGATTTGTGGAGCTGGGATAAATCGTGGAAATAGTGACCGGCACCACACCGATCTCCCAATATGGATACTGTGAATCGGTAAAGATGTTGCAATCGACCGGGCTGATATAGATCAAACCACGGCGGCTGGTCAGCGTCAGACTTGTCGAATTCTGAACCACGGTGATTCCGAGACCTTCCAGCCGTTGAACCAGGCTTCCAACGCCTGGGAAGTTGACGATCTTTTCCTCGGATACCAGGCCGGAAGATCCAAAAATATATCGCACCTTGGCCCGTCCCCAGGTGAACACCAGGTCGCCGAGCTGTTGCCGGTAGTCACCCGGGTCGGCATAGACGCCTGGGTAGACCTGCCGGATGTCGTGATGAACCTTTGGGTCGATCTGTGCCTCCATCGTGTGCAGCCAGTCGAACATAATGAACGGATTGGCCACGTTGTTGGCCTGGGCCGAGCGTTCCAGAGCCAGGAATGGCGAGGTGCTTGGAGACTGCCAGCTCGGCGGTCCCTCGGCGAAATACGGCACGTCGCCTGGGAAGTACGGGAAGAAATGGTAACAAAAGCCACCGTTAGGCCAGCGCGTAGCCCAGGTTCCGTCCTGGCGGCGTCGGAAGGCTCGGACCTGCCCTGGGCCTACAAACTCCCTATCGCCACTGCCATCGGGTAGCTGGAGTAACACCTGCACGGTGGTGGTGCCGCAGTTGTGCACCCGCCAGCAGTCGTATCTTTGGTAGGTGTTGAGGATACGAAAGACGGTCAGGCCCTCGATGGCGATCTCGGCGACAGCCAGCTTGTGCTTGTGGATCCGACCAGGAGGCAGTGTGGGGTCGGAAGGCCCGAGGCTGCCGCGGACATAGGACGTCAGGCCTGAGCCGGCCTGGGGATCCCAGCCCAGGTGCACGTCGTACTGGATGCCGGCAACCTCCCGGCGCAGCAGCTCGAAGCTGTAGTGGATCGAGCCAACGTCGGCTGTAAAAGGATCACCGGAGGTGCTGTGGTGGTCGACGTAGACCTGGCCGCCGGCTGTGTCTAGGTACTTGTTCTCGAGCTTCGACAGGGCGATCTTGGCTGCCTGTTGGCTGTGCTGGTCGCGGTAGTAGCCGATGCCAGGGATAGACGGGTTAGGCACTCCTCCGTCGTCCTTTAGTCTCAAAGCGGTCTGCGGGTCGTTCCGGTAGACGTACCACACACCGTAAGGGAACGGCGCCGACCAATGGATTGCACTAACTGTTTCAGCCCACAGCGGACCCATCTCATTCAACGCTGCCCGACATTTCGCGTCGAACCGGCTGTACAGGACGTTCAGGTTGTAGGCCGTGAACATCTTGTCTTTCCTGTCGGTAGCGTAGGGCATGGGTCAGTAGAACCAAGACTCCTCGGAGGTCTGCACCGTTGTCGACATCACCGGGGTCTTCAGGGTCGTGCCGTTGGCGTTCTGCTCGACCCGTTGGCCAGGCCCGGCGACGAGCTGGACCCGGCGCACAGCCTCGATGAGCTGGTTAATGGCCCGGGCATGATCTGCCTTGAAGCCGGTCTCGGCCAGTTTGGAGGGCAGTTGAATGGCCATGGCTGGTTAGATCTCGCAGAACTGAGCGAAGATCTTTACGGAGCTGTTGCTGGCTTTGACGTACATCGTAGCGTCGACCCACGGGATCAGGATGAACTGCCCGGCTGGGATCTGGAACGAGTACGGTGAGGAAGGCCCGATAGAGACCGGGTTAACTAGGTCTAGGTTGACCACCAGGAGGCGATAGGGTGTAGACAGGTCAGCGGTGAGGTCCAGGGTCTCGTCGCTAGTGCCGACCACCTGGGTCTGCTGCCCCATGTCGGTGCCGGTCATGTTGGCTATCGCACTGTAAGACAGTGAGTTGATCACAGCACCGCCTTTGGAGGCGTAAAGCCGCGCGGACATCTCGACTTCGTTGGCCATAGGGTTGGTGCGTTAAATCTCGCAGAAGGTCGCCTGGATGGTCACCGCGGAGGTGTTGGCAATCAGGTAGAGGTTCGTGTTGATGTACGGGATCAGCATGGTCTCTCCTGCCGGTAAGCGCATCGTGCCGGCACCCGCGGCGAAGCCAGAGGTGAACGACAGCTCGACGTAGTTGGTCGAGTCTAGGTTGGAGATCAGCACCTTGTAGGGACTGGTCACGTCGACAGGAACGTCCAGGGTCTCAGAAGATGCGGTGCCGATAGCCTGAGTCTGGCTGCCCATGTCGGTGCCGACCATGGTGGCGCTCTTGGTGTAGGTTACTGAGGGCAGGTAGGCTCCGTTTTTGGAAGCGTACAGCCGGGCGGTCATTTGAATTTCGTCTGCCATAGAGGTGTGTTAGTTGAGGTTAAAAGAAGGGGTAAATGTCGAGATCGTATGGGGCGAACGTCCAGGAGATGTTTTGCTCTACTTGGTTTGTCTTTGTGACAAGGCTCGTTGAATAGTTTGTCAGCTTCCAGCCCCAAGCGGTGCCAGATGGTGCTTGGATTTGTCCGGTGTTTGGGTCGACCGGAACAGGGGGAAGCATTTGCTGCACAGCAAACGGAAGCTGCCAAGCGATTGCAAAGGATGCCGGTGTGTAGACAGGTGGGATTCCTTGGGGCGTTTGTGGTAGACCTAGGTTTCCCGAAAATGTGGCTATCCTGGTCAGGCTGACCCGAGCAACTGGGAAAGATTCCTCACCGCGGGACAGCTTCTGATAAACCTTGGTGGCCATGGTTCCGCTGTTTGTTGGCAGTGGATCTCCGTTCCTGACAGCAGTCTCAAGGGTGTATTTGTAGCCTGCCGGATTTCCAGTGATTGTGGCCTCCCTGGCGACGGCAGGAAGCGCAAAGATGCTCACGTCGACGTAATCAGTCCGGAACTCGTAGCGGATGTCGGCCAGTTCACCTACCTGCGGGATGCTCTGGTCTTGAATCGGAAGGCCTGGGTCGAATGATGTGCCGCCGATGGTAACGGTTGCCTCAGAATAAGGGCCTTCCTCTCGAATGCTGTACTTGGCGCCCAAAGCCACCCATTGGGCCGATGCGATCCGGAGGGCATCCTTGGGGCCTTTGAATGTCAGCGTGACAACTCGCCCATTGCCGACGTTGTCGTATCCACGGCTGACTTCTACATAGGTCAGCGGCGTGTTGCTCGGAGGCGGCGTTGGAGCGATTAAGTTACCCTGGATCGTTGCCATGTTATTCCTCGACGGCCTCAGCCGTCCTTTGAGTGTTTCGGGCGATGTCCCGGATATCCTGAGCCTGAGTTTTCACCGATCCAAAGTATCGGTCCATGTTTGTCTGAAAAGCGGTGAATCCACCGGTGCGTGCGAGTTGGTCGCCGGTAGCCGCGGAAACCGCCACGGTCTTGAACTTTTCACCTTCCGGAGTCATCTCAATCTTCCGTCTGACCTCTGCTCGCCTGTCCCTAGCCTCGCGTTTGCCTTGTATTTCGGCATCCATCTCGTCCAGGGCTGCGCGTCTGGCCTGTGCAAACTGCTGAAAGAAGTTCTCGATTTGGAAACCGGCTCGGCCTTCGGCAAACATAGCACCAAAGAATCCTTGAATGCCTGCACCTAGTGCTTCGAGTTGCCGGAAAGCTGGCTCAATAATCTTGGCCATGAATGAGCCGGTTCCAGCTTCCATAGTCTTCCGCATGATGTCCACACGGTCGTTTGCCTCGTCCAAGGTGTCTATGACGTCGGTCGACATGATCATACCCAATCTGTGGGCTTGATTTGCTGCATCCGAAAGTCCCGACGCCATGGCTGGAATCAAGGCGCCAGCGCTTTTGCCAGCCAGTTCACGGAAAGGTGTGAGAAGGTTTTGCGGGTTGGCATCACCTTCAAATGCACGGCCGATCTTCAGGAAGATGTCCTCAATCTTTGCTGACTTGATTTCCGAAGCACTGACTTTGAAACGGGCAAAGGCATCAACCAGTCCTTGATCTCCTCCAAGTGCTTTGCCTCGTGCGATTGTGATTTTCTCAAGTGCCGTAGAGACCGCATCCAGGCTTGATCCGCCCATATCGGCGGCGAACTTCATCTCCTGCAAGAACTCGGCAGACACACCGAGTTGCGTTGATAGGTCTTGGAGTTTTCCGGCGGTCTCAAGTGCTTGAGTTCCAAACTCGACCAGCTTATCGACCGCGAAAACACCGGCCACCGTTCCTGAAATGTCCCTGCCGATACTTTTGGCGAGCGATTGAGACCGCTTTAGGCCTGTTTCAAAGGCAGTGCCATCGAGCCCGAGTTTTGCGAGAAGAGAGAATATAGCCATGGTCAGTTGTTGGTGTTTTGTTGCTGCGCCCAATGCCAGAGGGCCTCGTCCTTGGGGCTCCACAGCTCGACATCTCCATGGGTTTCCGCACGAGCCAGGACAAGGCGCTCGGCGTCACCGATTGGCATGGCCAATACAGTATTCTCCTGGAGACCGATATCCATGCAGCAGGCCAGCATTCTCTCGGGCCAAGGCATAGCTAGTGTGCGCCCTTTCCCAGGCTTGCTCAAGATTTCGGGGGCCGTCGACTGCTTGGCCATCCAGTCGTTCCACTTCTCAAACTCGGCATCGAATGAAAGATGCTTGGTCCTCTTTGCCCATAGCCAGATCGCCAGGCCTCGCAGTGGTGAGCGGATTGCCTTCAGGGACTCTCTGACAGGTTGGGAGCACACCAACACAGCCTCCATGAGATTGGAACGCTCTACGGGGCCGCCAAGGGCCAAGGGCGAGCCAATACGATGCAGCACCAGAGAATGGCCGACGCTGAACGGCACCAGCCGGAGCCCCATCACAACGGGACAGGGCTCGGCTGTAGCGTTCAGGATGTCGGCCAGAGCGGTCACAAGTTGGTGGCCGCGGCAGCGCTGATGGCGGGAAAGCGCTTGAGAGTGATCGTCCCGGTGGCTTTGCCGGTCTGGGTGGTCTTGATTGAACCACCGCCGGCATAGATCCATCGACCACCGCTGCCGGTGTTGATGGCGTCAGCGTATCCGCCAAAATTGATCACAGGGGCGTTGGTGATCGCAACAGTCCCGTTGCCTTGAGGCAACGAGCAGCCGTAGAGACGCTCGTTAAGTGCAGTGGCTGCCGTGGCATTCGTTCCAACAGGAATGAAATTGATGGTCAGGGTCAGGCGGTTGTTGTAGGCAATGTGGCCGACCACCTCGCCATTGTTGTTGCGAACCTCCTCGGTGTCGCATTCCCCGGTGATGTCGTAACTTTCAATCTCGGGCGAGATGTATCCGCTGACAATGAGCGAGCCGGAGGCGTCGTACATTGCCAAGGTCGCCGGTGATCCAAAGAGATATTTATTTCCGTGTACGTTAGCCATAGGTGTCTAAGGTTAGATGGTTGCGCTGCAGTAGAGTGTGAAGGTCCTGGTGAACGTCCTAGACCTATTAGAGATTGAGGATGCCCCAAAGTCCAGAGGGGCGGCGAATTGCGCGGTAAACGGGCCGCTGGGATCGTTTGCTGCGGCATCCAAGGCCGAGGCCCCGGTGTCGTCGAAGAGCGGCAGGATCAGGTTGTCGAGCACCTGGACGGTGGTCAGCACAGCAGCCTCGTCGGTGTCGTCGGCCGATAGCTGCAACTCGACAGCGATCTCGATCTCACAGGTTAAGTCGGTGCGCTGCATTGGCCTGGCCGAGTTGGTCGAGACTACCAGGCGTGGGAAGTTGGGCATGACGTCCTGGTCGTCTGGATCGTCGTAGAGACCGCGGCTGTAGGACGTGAGGCAGGTGGGCGTGCCGGCGCCGGAGGCCGACCAGTCGGCGGCCGCCAGGTAGTCGGCGACTGCAAGTTCAGCTCTTAGGGCGACGGCGTTCATTTGATTGAGATTCCGTTGTCTTCAAGAACCTTACCGTTGGCCAGGAGGGCCTCGGTCATGTGGTTGATCATCTCGGTTGTCTCGTCGTCCATGGCCTTCTGCATGGCCTGGTCATAAATTTGAGATACCCGGTTGTATTGGCTGTCGGCCACACCGGCAGTCATGACCACCGAGGCTGTCGGGTTGAATCCTGGGACAGCCTGGATCCCTCGGGCCTTGGTGCCCTTGTGTGTGGCGACGTTCTCCTGGGGGAGGCCGTACTGGTTGGCCAGTGAGATGAGTGCGCCGTTGGTCTGCTTCGGCGCCTTGTAGCCGGGAGGCTTCGACAGCGGCTTCCACTTGGCGCTTTGAAACTGGCTGAAGCCCTTGTTGTAGACGCGGATCATCTTCACAACACCGGATCGAAGGTAGCCGACCGACCCGATGGCCTTCCGCATCAGGGCCGAGGCTGCTGCCTTCATCTCTTCGCCATAGAGGCCGCGGCGACCACCTTTAGCTTCCTTCGACTGAGCGATGAGGTGCACCCGGCGAAGGATTCGGGATTTACCGATCCGCTTGCCGGTCTTCTTGCTCTTGCGGTTGATGTCACCGACAGGCGTCCCCAGGTAGTCGGCAATCCTGCGGCGCTCCTGGCCTGGGCTCTTAGGCGGCACCAGGACAAACAGCCGGACCATCAGATAGAAGAACCGGCTGTTGATGGCCTTGTGAAGATCGCGCGATGTCGTCAGCAGATACTGCTTCATGGCAGCGTCGAACTTACTCGAGTCGACCGTCATGTTAACAACGGGCCTCACTTGGTCTTGGCCCCCAGTTCCAGGTTGTAGTAGGCGCCGGAGGCATCCACACGGCAGGACAGAATGCGGAGGGTGCGTCCCTGGTAGACTAGAGTCCTGCCGACCACCGGCCGAGGCTTGCAGAAGGTCAGGGCGATGCGGTCGCTGTTCTCCTGGAGGATGAAAAGGCCGTCTTCTTTGAGCAGCCGGGAAAAGGTCGTGCCCTGGTCGAGCGTGTAGAGTGTGCTGTCCATCGAGACCAGGGTGCTGTCGCAGGTCTTCCAGTCGCTGAACATGACCAGAATCCTAGAGGTCACGTTGTCCTGGAAGCCACCGGAGATGGGCACGTTGGCATCGTTGACGGCAGCCGGGATGCACCGGATCGACGTCCCTTCCCAAATGAACATGGGCGCCCCCAGCATTTGCTGGAGCACTGCCATGCCCTGCTGGAGACTGGATCCGATGGTGGTCATGTTAGGCTGTGAAATACGTGCCGGACACTATCAGCCGGCTGGTGGCCTGGAGATGGGGGGCCAGGCTAGTGGCTGCTCCAGTCTCAAAGTGCGACAGCTCGAGGTAGCTGGTGCCGGCGATTAGCCTGGCGATGATTGCAGTCTTGGCCTGGTTGGTTCCGTTGGTCAGCCACACCGCGGCGGCGGCCTCGTAGGTCACGGCATCAGGCAGCGACAGCCGGAGGTTGCCTGTGGCGGATCCGGTCACAGAGTTGACGGTGACGTCCGCGGTGAATGTGGTCACGCATCCGATGGTGGTGTGTCGGGCGGTGTTGGTGGTGATGGCGAAGGTGCGGCCACCGCCGGAGTCGGTTAGTGTAGGCGCCCAGGTCGTCGGTGTAACCAGCGGCAGGGCGGCATACAGCTCGGTAAAGTTGTCGTTTATCTTCTCGCCGGCGCCGCGGAGGGTATCCCCGGTGTTGTCGTTGGCGATGGTGCCGATGTTGATCGTTTGCTGGGCCATAGTTTTATTTCTTGGGTAGGACGTACCAGCCGGCCGGGAGGGTTACCCGGGATGGCCCGACCAGCTTCTTGTCGGCATCGAATCCGTAGACGCTGGCCGTTGTAGGCTTGGCCAGCATCACCGGATCACCGCTTGGCACCAGGACCACCCTGGTCATCTGGCAACCCAGGCAGGTCAGCAATGCGGCCATCCAGATCGCTCTTGAGGGCCTCGGGAGCTTTGCCATGTTGCACATCGGTAGGTGGTGTTTCGCGGAGCCAGTCGAGCAGAGCCTTGAGGATCTGGTAGACCCAGTTCACGGCTTAGGAACTTCGGCTTCCTTGGCATCCTTGGCCCAGATCAGGCCGATACCAGCGGTCACCGCGGCGATGGTCGTCGTCAGGTCGAGGTTGGTTGTCGGGTCACCGTCGAACAGGGCCTTGAGAGCCCCACCAACAGCAACGAGAATGGCACCTACACCGGCGAGGGTTGTTTTCGTGTTTTTCATTTGGATTTGAACAGCCTATAGGCTCCGTAACAGGCGCACAAGAGACCAACCACAGCGGTCACCAGTCGCACCCAATCGGTTAGGATTGGCAGGAATGATGCAGCGGTGGCACCTGCTGCTGCTGCTAGGGATAGTCCAGGGCTGGTGCTGCTGTTCGTTGGTTCCATTACTCGTTAGGCTGTGCGGCTTCAACCACCGGATTCGCCGCTTTGTACGCAACAACAACCGCCGGAGTCCACAGCGCATTGGCAATCGAGACCACCTCGGTCGGCTGACCAGTAAGGTCGTCACCGGGGTTCAATGTGTACTGAGCGGTAATCTCAGAACCGACAATCGCGCCGTCGCTGTCGTAATCGATTCCGGTCGTCACGAACAGTGAGTTGTTCTGGTTGACCTGCACTGCGACAATATCAACTGGAATGATCATTGGATGGTGGGTTTGAGGTTGGCGTTGTAAGCGGTAATCGCGGCAGGAGTCCAGACGGCGTTGGCAATGGCGACAACCTGCTCGGGCTGACCCGTAAGGTCTGAGCCGGGAGCGAGACAGTAGCGGCGGAAGGTGGAGGCTTTGACAACCTCGCCATCGACGATCTGGTCCGACAGGCGAACCTGAAGGACGGTTGAAGGAAGAACCTCGCAGAGCGAGAAAATGGTGCGTTCTGTTAGCATAGGGTTAGGCGACGGTGTAAGAAACGGAGGTTGAAATATATCGACCGGTACCTGCGTTGTGAGTTACATTAGAAGAAACCGCGTTTGAAACACTTGCAAAAAATTCTATAACAGACGCAGACGTATCCACTCTGATAAAAGGACTTCCCGTGAATGTTCCTGCTTGATATATACTTACAGGACCTATTGATGGAACCGAAGCGTTGTTTGCAAATGGTAAACCAGATATTCCAATATTTCCCGATGCTCCAACTGTGCTTACACTTTCATAGTGGATTGAAACAGTAACAACTCGACCAACCTTAGTGTAACGTCCAGTCGCAGTGACAGCAGTGGTTGGGTTGGTTGTGCTTCCAGTCAACGTCCCAACCCAAGTCCCCTCCTCGTAATCGTTCAGTAGCTCGGAGGTTTTTCCGGCAGGATCAGGATTATTTGCGGAGAAGTCGATGCCTTTGCCGGACGTAGCCATCACTACGTTGCCGAGAGCTATATTTACGTCGCCGGAAGTATTAATAGACAACTTTGTACTATCGGCACTGGTTCCTGTAAATAAATTAAACGTGCCATCATTTGATGTAGCCAATGTCGCATTACTAACCATCGATGCGCCATTCATCGTCTTGAGATAAATGCCAGCCCCGTATGCAGAGTTGTTGGTATTTGTGGCAGCGAAACGGGTTGCAACACTCGCATCTGTAATATCCAGCAAATACCCAGGCGTTGCCGTACCAATACCCACTCGATCAGCATATCCAGCCGCATTAGCCACCAGCGTCGGGCTGTCCACCGTCAGTGCGCCGGTGATGGTGAGAGCATCCGTAGCCTTATTGTACGTCAACCCCGCATCCCCAGCCAACACCCCACCATCATTGAAGATCACCTGCTTATCCGCACCAGCACCACCGGGAGCCGGCGGGGAGAACACCATCCGCATCATCTGATCGACGACGATCGACATGATGTCGTCAGTTGACTGGCGAACAATTTCACCAAACTCATTCCACAGCTGTTGTGTGGTCAGGTTTGGATTGAGCGGGGTGCCGACGTTTGCGTTAGCAAGTACGGCGGCAAGCGTGGCGCGGATCTCATTAGACGACTGTAGGTTTAAAACCTGTTGAGCCTGCGTAATGAGGGTTTGAATCGAAGGAGTGGCCATAGGTTAGACAAATTCAGCAAAGGTGTAGGACGGGGTTCCGGTGGCAGTAGCGACACTGATCGCGCCAGTGTAGCCTTCAAAAGTCAGGGATGATGCGTGAGCGCCAGCGGTTGCGGCGCTCAGCAAAGTGTAGTGGTAGTCAATCGTTGTGCATCCAGTTCCAAATTTTAGGTGGAGATGCTCGGTAGTCTTCTGATTCTGGATTACAAACCGACGGCGATTAGGATTGGCAGCGGCCGTTGCAGTCGCAGTCAGGAGTCCACTTGGGCTCGTTGTGATGCGAGCAGCGTCAGTTGAAGCGACCTGAATCTGCTGGAGCAGCGACAGCAGCATCGTCTGCTGCACGACGGGATCCATGCAGTTGAAACAACCGCCCGTATCGGCGAGTTCTTGAGGGGTTAAAACTGGCATATTAGGCTTCCTCCTCCATCTCATCCATCTCCATCTCGGCGCCTTCCATCTCTTCTACGTCCTGCCGGCCAGACTCACCAAGTGTGATGCCGTCGAATCCAATGATCTCAATGGTGCCACGCGCCGTGGTGCGCCAGTCAACCATTGCGGTTCCGGAGTCGCCTTCGAGTCTTAGCTCCTTGGGCGGAGTAAACTCGACGGTCTCGACTTCGGGTTCCATACGGCCCATGCCGTCCATCTTTCGTTTACCCATCATTTGTCCGTACATCGTAAAATCCTTTTCTTTGAAATCTTGGTGAGAGGTCTTGGTGAGATGCTGCTAGCATCCCGGACGCTCCGGGCGGCTACCAGCACCTCAAAAGGGGGCTCCCCCGAAGGAGAGCCCCGTTGTTATCGACCCGATTAAATTGAGAACTCCAACGTGACGTTGGTGCAGGGGACCACTTCGGTCGGAGGAGTCAAGTTGTTGCTGGCTAGCTGGATCAGGTTAGAAGCAAGATTCACAATGCTCCAGGTTCCAGAAGCGGCGCCAAACTCGGCATCCCAGATTACCTGCAGGGCTGCAACGAAAAGCGCAAGAGTGGCTTCGCTGATGCCCGCGTTGGTGACGATATTGTCGTTGCACATGATGCCGGTGGTGCCAATGACGAAGTTTCCAGCATCGTTGGGAACAGCGGTGAACTGAATCACAGGATTGCAGACAGGGTCCGCAGAGTTGTAGTTCTGAGCGAGATCGCCTGGATCGGCGGTGCAACCAGCAATAATCAAAGCCTGAGGAACGCAAAGTCGATGGAAGATCGCTTCAAGCCATTCCGGATGCTCAGGTTTCACGGCCAACTGGAAGTCGGCAATGAACTTACCTTTGTTACCACGGCTGTTGTCGATCGGTTTACCGGAGCAATCGGCGCCCAAGTCGTTGGTCGCAAACTTCCAGCGACCACCGTAATCCCGAACCAGGAACGGCATATTCGGGTTGACGGCCTCGGGGCGGAACGGCAACACGCGCAACGCACGCGGGTTGTTGATGTAGCTGATCTGGTACTGGGCGGCGTTGTAGTCAGGATTGAACTCAGACCGGATACCCTGGGTAGCTACGACGTTGCGGTAGGGAAGAACCAGTCGGTAATTACCAGGAGTAGCCGGAATCGAGCTGAATCGCAGCGGGAATTGCAGCACCTTCACCATAAAGTCGCCGACGTATCCCATGAAGCCGTACTTGTAGAACTCCTTGGCGGCGGGAGCGAACTCACCGAAACGCCAGGCGCTAATGAGCAGCGGATTCTCCTTGGACAGGTAACGGAAGGTTTCCTTGTCGGTGTGCAGTTGGAGGCTGTCGTAACCGTCTTTACCGGCCTGAACAGCGCCCAAGAAGTATTGACGGGTCACGCGGCTACGGAGGATGTCCGGAGTCAACTGACCGAGCGTAGCAAAAGCAATGGGAGCGCCGGCGGTGTCGGTTACACGCAGCACCGAGTAACCAGTGCCAACCCAAGAGAAAGCGATCGCCGGCAGACCAGCCGAACAAGCGAAAGCGCCAGGTTGAGTGTTCGAGATAGCGTCATAACCAGACAGCTCCATCGCCTTACGCTGGAGGTAGTAGGTGGTGATCCAGTTCGTCGCAGGGCGAAGAACGTCGTCGATGATCTGACGGAAGTGCTCCTTAGCCTTCGTCTTCGTCATAATCTGGTCGAAGCACAGCAGATCCGAACCCCACGCCTGCTTTTCAAGCGAGTAGGTGTTGCGGGTGAAACCCCAACCGATCTTGTTCTCTTCCGTGTCGCAAGGCGTTCCAGTACAGGCGGCGCCCGTAGGATTCTCCCAGGCGCCAGTCACATTCGGGAACACGCTGTTGAAGCGGTCAAACGTGTGAGTGGTGCCGGAATACGCGTCAAACGATCCGGTGTTGTAGTATCCGATCAACCCGTCAAACGGGCGGATGTCCTTGAGGATCTCCTTGTCATACACAGGTTCCTGCGAGACAAGAAAAGACTGAAACTGCTTACAGCTGATTACATTTCCACTGGCCATATTGGCTCTCCTGCCCGGGGTTTACTTGATCTACCCCTCCGAGACAACGAGGCAGATTGCAGGTCCTAAGACCATCAATCCAACCTCGGTGGCGAGCCCGAGCCGTGGAACCGGCGAGTGCTCTTCAGCACTCTTTGCCAACTGGAATTACGCGCCCAGTTCGCGCCTGGTTGACGAAACCAAGCTATGCGTCGTGGAGGTATCGTTCTACCGCTTCTTCTTGGTGTCAACGGGTTTTTCGACCCAATCCGACCGTTCATCATCACACCGCAGAACGTGGTCCTCGATCGCGATAATCAGCACCGCAGTCTTCGTGCGCCGGGCACGCACCGCTTCATCCTCAAGCATCTTCGCCACTTCGATCGGCAACCTGTAGCTCACTCGAACCGTGTTTTTCATGCCGGCAGTGTGCAGCTTATGCTTGACACGTCAAGCCTCAGAACGCAGCCTACGGCTCACGATGGATAAACAAAACAGACTTACCAGGGCAGACGAACTTGAAATCGGTGCCCGTTATCAATGGCTCAATGATGGCGTTCTAGGCCCCATCTACACGCTCAAAGAAATCCGCTTCAAAGGAAGAAATATTCGGTTAATCAAAGATGGAGATACCGAAGAAATCGCGATGTTTTGCTGGAGAAACCGGCTGATTCGCGTGGGGTAACACCTATGGAACTCCGGCCTTACCAAAACCAGCTGGCAAACGATATCAGAGGGGCGTTCGGATCTGGAGCAAACCGCCCACTGGCGGTCAGCCCGACCGGCTCCGGTAAAACAGTCCTCTTCTCCTACATCACGTCCCAGGTCCTTAAGCGGGGGTCTCGCGTTATCATCATCGCGCATCGCCGCGAAATCCTCGATCAAATCAGCGCCACTCTGAAGCGCGTTGGCGTCCCTCATGGCTTCATTCAGGCGGGTAAATCCACGTCCACTCAGCCTGCCATGGTCGCTTCGATCCAGACCTTAGCGCGGCGCCTGGATACTATACCCGCTCCGGACCTCGTTATTATCGACGAAGCGCACCACTCGGTCTCCAAGTCCTACGTCCAGATGTTTGCGGCATGGCCGACCGCCAAGTTTATCGGCGTGACGGCGACGCCAGAGCGCCTCGATGGCAAGGGCCTCGGGGCCATGTTCGACCGCATGGTCATGGGTCCGTCCGTCCAGTGGCTTATCGACAACGGATTCCTGGCTCAGCCTGTGTACTACGCGCCTCGTGAGGTGGTTGATCTATCTCAGGTTCACACGATTGCCGGCGACTTCGATCGCTCCGAGACCGAGGAGATCGTTGATACACCACGGATTACGGGCGATGCCGTGACTCATTACGTGAGATTCTGTAACCGACAGCGGGCCGTCGCGTTCTGTATATCGGTCGCTCACGCTCAGCACGTCGCCGATACGTTCAACTCCTGCGGAATACCATCTGCTAGCATCGACGGAACCCTAGATCCCGAGGTCCGAAAGCAGCGCGTGGAGGATCTAACCGCTGGAAAAATCCTGGTCCTTACCTCCTGCGAACTCATTTCCGAGGGATTCGATCTGCCGGCTGTGAACGCGGCCATCCTGCTTCGGCCGACTCAGTCTCTGTCTATGCACCTTCAGCAGGTGGGCCGGGCCCTGCGGCCGTACCCGGGCAAGGCTAACGCCATCATCCTCGATCACGTCGGGAACTGTCTCCGCCATGGACTCGCTGAGCAGGAGCGCGACTGGGATCTCAGCGGGCGCGAGAAGAGATTAAAGAAATCCTCCCTCGTTGAAACCAAGCAGTGCTCCAAGTGCTTCGCGATTTTTGCAGGAACCGTTTGCCCTCAGTGCGGATCGCAGCGTGAGATAGCCGCTCGCGAAATCGAAGAGGTCGATGGTGAGCTTCAGCGCCTGTCGATCGAAGATATCTCCAAGAAACGCGAAGATCGCCGTGAAGAAGGTAAATGCAAAACGCTCGACGACTTCCGAGCACTCGCCAAGCAGCGGGGATATAAGTTAGGCTGGGCCTTCTTCCGCTGGCAAGCACGTCAACGCAAATCTCTATGACCGAATCCGAACTCCAAGCCCTGATCCTCCGCGCCGCTGGATCTAAACCGCACGTCCGCGTCTTCCGTAATCAGGTCGGCGAGGGCTACGTCGGTCAGGCGCTACGCGATCCCGAAGGCGTCTTCCTGCGCGACGCACGTCACGTCCGCATGGGCCTGTTCCCCGGGTCCGGTGATCTCATCGGCTGGCGTACCATTACCGTGACACCCGACATGGTCGGCAAGCCTATCGCCCAATTCCTCTCCATCGAAGTAAAAACCAAAACCGGCCGGGTCCGTCCTGACCAACAGAACTGGCTCGACCAAATCACCATAGCCGGCGGGCACGCCATCGTGGCGCGATCCGTTTCAGACACCGACAACCTATGAGCGACCCTACAATCCGCGCAGCTGCTATCACGCAGGCCCTGCGCCAGACAGCGCCCGAACACCTCTCACCGGAAGCCACCTACCGCTTCTACGAACGCCTCGGAATCATCTGCGGCAACGCTGCCGCCACCGAGAGCCAGCTCCGCATCGCGCTCCTGGAGGCAGCGGAATACGACCTGAACAGCGACGACTAACCTCACTCACTCACTACAAGCATGACCCTCACAGAACTCTCGGACGCCCTCTCCGTCCGGGTCGCAGAACTCTGCTCTCAACTCCTACCCGCCGGCCGTCAGATCGGCCCCCAGTGGATCGTCGGCAACGTCTTCGGCGACGCTGGCGACTCTCTCTACGTCGAACTCACCGGCCCTAAGCAGGGCCTCTGGTACGACCACGCCGCTGGTCAGGGCGGTGATCTCCTCGAACTCATCGGCCAGCATCACGTCTACTCCAAGGCGCAGTCCGCCCAGTGGGCTCGCGACTTCCTCGGCATACGCGACGATTACCAACCTGAGCCTCGCCGCTTCGATCCCCTGAAACACGGCCACCGCAACGACGCCTCTCAACCCTACCGATACGGCTCCGCTGCCTGGCCATATCCCGACGCCGACGGCGCCATCTACGCCTACGTCGTCCGATTCGACCTCCCAGACGGCTCTAAGGACGTCCGCCCCCTCCGGTTCCTCCCACCGGAAAACCAGCCGCCGGACCCCCTGAACCCACGCCACTGGCGCTGGAAGGGCTGGACCAGTCCCGAATCCGTCCCCCTATTCAACCTCCACCTCCTCGCACGGCGCCCAACCGACCCGGTTCTCATCGTCGAGGGTGAGAAAACCGCCATCGCGGCCTCGAAACTCTTCCCGTCCCACGTCGTTATCACCTGGCAGGGCGGCTCCAAGCGCATCCAGCGGGCCGCTATCGACCCCCTTCTCACACGCGATACCCCCGTAATCCTCTGGCCCGACGCCGATAAACCCGGCCGCGACGCCATGATCTACCTTAAGGCCCGCCTCCCCGCCTCCCGCCTCGTCCACCTCCCCGATACGCTCCCCGAGGGCTGGGACCTCGCCGACCCTATCCCGCCTGACGTATCCATCCAGGGCCTCCTCGACGCCGCTGGCGATCCACCGCGACCCGTTCAGGCTGAACCCGTACCGGCTGCGGCTAACCCGCTCGACGACCTCCACTACGATCCGAACTCCGGCCAGTGGTGGACCCGCAACGCGTGGGGCGATTACGCCCAGATCAACGGCGACCGCGCCCGCACGTTCCTCCTCGAATCCGGTGTGTCCCACGTTAAGGACGAAACCGGCACCTCCGAGGTCGATCGCCAGCTCCTGCGCCGCACCCGCGATACCCTCATCGAATACGCCGGTCCCCTCGCCGGCCACCGCGCTGGCCTCTACGGCACGATCCTCGTCACTCGTTCCGTCGTCCCACTCCCGGGCGCCCCCGGCGACTGCGCCCGTATCCTAACCTACATCCACAACCTCCTGGACCAGAACGACGACCAATACTGGCGCATCATCTTCTGGCTCGCGCTCCGCCGGCAGGCTGTCCTGACAGGCACCTGGCGATCCAGTCAGGCCCTCGCCCTCGTAGGACCCGCCGCCTGCGGTAAGTCCTTCCTCCAGTCTGCCGTCATCACGCCCCTCCTCGGCGGCCGCATCGCCAAACCCTACCGCTATATGTCCGGAGCGACCGATTTCAACGGCGACCTCTTCGCATCCGAGCACCTGGCAATCGAAGACGAGGCACCCGGCCGCGACATCCACTCCCGCCGCGCTCTGGGTTCCAACATCAAATCCATGCTCTTCGCCCAGAACCAGTCCTGCCACCCCAAGAACCGCCAAGCCATAACCCTCCGCCCCATCTGGGCCATGTCCATCTCCCTGAACGACGAGCCCGAAAACCTCCAAGTCCTCCCCCCGCTCGACCCGTCTCTACTCGACAAACTCATCATCCTCCGCTGCGTCCGCCATACCCTCCCCTGGCCCGGCGACGAAATCACCGTCCTTAAGGACATCCTCCAGTCCGAACTCCAGCCCTTCGCCCACTACCTCGACGGCCTCGTCGTGCCTGAGCACCTCGTCGAACCCCGCTGCGGCCTGAAAGCCTACCAGCACCCGGCCATCCTTGAAGAACTCATGCAGCTCTCCCCGGAGCATCAGCTCGTCGGTCTCATCGACACCGTGATCTTCGAGAAGGAGTTCCTCATCTGGCGAGGTACAGCTGCCGACCTCGAAACCGCCCTACGCGATTCTAAGTACGCCCGGGAGGCTGACCGGCTTTTTCGGTTCAACACCGCGTGCGGCGTCTACCTCGCTCGACTGCACGAGCAGGATCCTGAGCGCATCTCGAAGACAAAATCCAACGGGAAGGTCCGCTGGGCAATTTCTCCTCCAGCTGGGTCTACCGGCAACGCGTGGGCTTGACAGCCAGTGGAGGGGTCGTAATCATACGATCGTGAATATAACATGGCAGCTGAAACGGTGGAGCGTTGGAATGACGCTTCACCGATCTAACTTCGACGCAAACCCAGAGCATTGGAATTTGCTGAAGCATCACGCCCTCAAGATGCCGCACCTCAATGTTACCGACGACTACATCCAGGCGTGGACAACCTACAAAGCTGCCACGACCCCGGTTGACTCCGCCGACGAGCGTTTCGAGAAATCGTTTCAGTGGCCTTTACCCAAGTGGCAAGGCTCGATGGACAGCCTCTATAAGACCCAAAACGACTCAACCTACGACGCTGTGACCTTCGCCGTCCTCTTCGGTCGCCTGGCAAAGCGAACTCCGCATCGAGTTAGGAAAGTTCGCGTAAACCGGAGAAACTATTGGGTGATACTGGATTCAGAGGAGGAAATTCAAAACGCAGGGTGAGGCTCTTTAGGGGTGCAGTGAGGATCAGCACCCCCCCTCCTACTCCGTTTGACCCCTGTAAACAGGGCTCCGAATGAGTTCGACATGAAAATGGTAGGGGACCTCAAGGGTATGCTCTGAATTGCTGGCGGGCGGCGGCGGAGGCTTGCTGAAACTGCGGAGCCTCTGGAGATTTATCCAACGAACAATACATCTAACCCCCCTCTACCCTCCCCTAGAAAGAACGGAATATTAAGAAAGGCCAATGAACAGGGGTCGAAAACGCAGGGTGAGGGTCGGGCTATACCCCTAAGTGACCCCTCTACCCCTAGGAGGCACCCTCCCCTGGTAAAGCGGTTTATGTGAGTTCGGAAAATGGCCTAGGTATTGGAGAGGGGGACCCACGTTGACCAGTCGCCGGGTCGGGCCCCCGCCCCCGGGCACCCCGCCCCCACGGTCTGGCCTTTAAGGTATCTTTTACTTAAGCCCACGGCCGGGGCCCATGCTAGCAGCAAGCGCCGTCCATGCTAGCAGCAACCCGGGGGCACCTCAGTCTAGGTCCGGCGGAGTGGGGGACACGTCGAGCATCGGGGCTGAGGCTTTCCCTTTGCCGGCAGCGGCGGGGCGCTTGGGTAGGGATAGAAGATCCATCAGTTGGTCCCTGAGTTTGACTGAGGTGCTAACGAGGCAGGCGCGATCGGTTGGGCTCAGGCCCGGGGCGGCCGCTTCCTGATGGACGATCTCCAATTCCCGGCGTGCGCTCAGCACCATTCGCCCGGGCATCGTGAGCCGGCAGGCCGCTAGCACATTCTCATTCCGCTTCGCCCTCCTCGCCAACGATTGGGGGCTGGCATTGGGGGCAACAGATTCGAGCTCTGACATACCCTCAGACATACAATGTCCGACGCTAATTCCAAGCCCGAAAACATTGGGAAAACCGAAAGAACTTACGCTAAGTGCTTGACGCATAAAACGGTTTATGCAAAAGTGACGACTCACCTATGAAAAACCAAACGAAAGAACGAATCAAAGCGGCGCTTCTGGCGCTGTTGGTGCTGGCCGTGTTGCTGGCGCTTGGATACCTCGAAACCGAAGCCGGCCTACCCAACCACTGATATGGATTACCAGAACATGACGGTTCAGGCCCTGAGGGCCGAAGCAAACCAGAGGAACATTGGAACCGGCGGACAACGGGCCGTTGCATCCAAGGCTCAGTTGGTTCAGGCGCTGACGTCCGGAACATGGCCGGCCGGTTCCCCTGCCTCCGACCCAGCGGCGGCGCTTTCGGCCGCTCTGCTCGCAATGATGCCGGCCCCCGGGTTGGACGAGGAGCGAGTCCGGCAGATTGTCCGCGAGGAAGTCCCGGCCCCGCCCACGATCCGGATTCGGGTCTCAGGCGCTGAGCCCATCGAAATCAGCCGGCAGCACGAAAGGTTTCCGCTCCTCCTCCAAACGCTGGCCGTGGGGCTGAACGTGCTCCTCGTAGGCCCGGCCGGAACCGGGAAAACGTCGGCGGCCCGGGCGGCGGCTCAGGCGCTGGGGTTGGAGTTTGCCTGCCTGAGTGTGGGACCCCAGACGTCGAAAAGCGACTTGCTAGGGTTTACCGACGCCGGGGGCACGTACCGGGAGTCCATGTTTGTGGCTACGTACCGCGACGGCGGGGTGTTCCTCCTCGATGAAATGGACGCTGGCAACGCCGGGGTTTTGACGGTTTTGAACGCCGCGCTATCGGGCGACGTGATGCCGACGCCGGCCGGAATGGTGAAGCGATCGGCCCGGTTTATCTGCGTTGCAGGCGCGAACACCTACGGCCAAGGCGCGAGCCGGCAGTACGTCGGCCGCAATCAGCTAGACGCCGCGACTTTGGATCGCTTCGCGGTTTTGGACTGGCCCGTCGATGAGGGCCTCGAAGCCGTGATGATCGGCCTGCCGGCCCCGGCTTCCGGTTTGGACGTCGGATGGGGCGGGACGCTTGACCCGGCCGGATGGCTGGCCCGGGTGCGTGCTGTACGTGCTAGCGTTGAGCGGGAGCAGATTCGAGCCGTCGTTTCGCCCCGGGCGACGCTGGCCGGCGTTGCGCTTCTGGGTGCTGGCGTGGGGCGTCATTGGGTTGAGGAGATGGTCCTCTGGCGCGGTATGCCTTCCGACGCACGCACCCGGGTTGAAGGGGGTGCAAAATGAGCGAGTGGAAGCGAGTTGGAACGTCCCCGGCGACGGGATGCGGCCACTATGTGGCGAAGTGCTACACCACGGCGGAATTTTTGAATCCTCCGGCCCGGTTGTCTGAGTGCACCGCCTGCGAGACTCACCAAGCCGGCGCGGGGTTTATGGGCTCTGAGGATTACGCCAGTGGCGTGGCGCTCATCCGATCGGGTTGGCCGTCGGGCGCTGAACGTGCCCGGGAGATGGCTGAGAAGCTCGACGGCGTGCTAGCGGCCGCGAGCCGGCGCGAGACGTTTCAGACTGAGTGGGACGTCGCAGGTGATGAAGCCGACGTGAGCCGGTTCCTGTCGGGTGAGCCGGAAAACATGGCGCTGAGTGTTCCGGTTCCTGCTGAGGGGGACGGCGGCGCGGTTGTCCGGCTGGCGATTAAAGGGGGCGGTTCCGCTGAGGTGAGCGTTGAAACGTTTACCCGGGCGGCCGTGCTGATAACGGCGGCAGTGGATCGGATGGAAGCGGCCGGCCGGCGGGTTGAAGTCTGGGTTTACTATGCCGCGAAGTTCGGAACGGAGTTAGCTGAGGTTTGGCACCTGCTGAAACGGGCGGAAGACTCAGTGGACCTGCCCCGGCTGGTCGCCGGCCTGAGTGCGGCCGCTTTCCGGCGGGTTGGCTGGCGCTGGCGGGAATCGCGAAAGGCGCTGAAGCCGTCCCACTCCTACGGGTACTCGCAGGCGTCGGAACTGCCCCTCGAATCGGGTGAGATCCGGCTGGATGCGGTGCACGTCGGGCGGGTGATGAATGGCCTTGAGGCAGAGTGGATGCGGTCAATCGGAGCCTGAGCGGCCTGAGTAGAGCACGGCCGGCCCTGCGGGGCCTGCCCTCTCTGCCCAGAACGGACAGGCGGCCGCCGGACTGAATCCGGCCGACGGTTATAAAAATATGAGTCAGAACATTAAAGCCCGGGTCCTCCGAATTGACCCGGCGGCGCGGACGATTACAGCGGCGATCGATACCTTCCAAAGCGCCCGGGAATGGATCGGGGCGGACTTGTTAGAGCGGGTGGGGTGCGGGGCCGGCGTTGACGTCTGGATCGATGAGGAGGGAATGCTCCGCGACGGGGCGGACCACTGGATCCTTGGCGGCGACCAGATGCTTGCTGGCCGGGCCGTTATGCTAGGCGGGGCGCTCGGGGAGTGGGTTGACCTGCCGATCCCGACCGGAGTCGCGGCAGGGGCGATCGCTTGGATTCCGGCCGGGTTCCGGCGTCGCGCTCAGGAAATCGCCGACGGTATGCGCCCGGTCGCGGTGTCGTGGGACGCTGAGGGGATGGCGCAGCTGGACGCGATGAACCGGGAGCAGACCGGCCGGGTTGAGCTGCTGGCAGTGGCGTCGATCCCGGCGCTGCTGGCCGGGGAGGCGCTGGAGCTGGGGGACGTCGTGACGTCTGCGGATGGCCGAACCGGGTTCGTCAACGCGATCGACGGGGACGTGATCACGGTGCGGTTCATAGACGGGACATGGACTTACCCCCGGGCGCAGCTTGCGAAGGTTGAGATAATCGACTGACCGGCTCGACTGACCCGGCGGGCCCCTGAGTGACAGGCGGGGGCCCTGCGGATCGGTTGATCCATATAAAACCATGATAACACTAATCGACACGTTTAACGGGCGCTCGCTGAGCCGGCACCGGACATTGGAAAACGCCGTGCTAGCACAGAGGAAGCACAGTGCCCAGGTGATAAAAAACAACGGGCCGGGGTCCTATGTGACTTACTGCTTCGAGGCCGACGGCGAGCCGGTTGGATGGGATAAAATCGAATCCTTAAAGATGGAAATCGAGGGACGCCGATGAACAACGAACCCAACGCATTCGATGCGGCGTTCGCGGCCGCTGGACTGATGGCCCGGCTGGACGACGGAGCCTCGATGGAAAAGATGACCCGAGTCGCGCTGGCTGCGTGCGCCATTGCTGAACAGGAGGGCGGCGATCTGATTCACGAGGGGGATTATGACTCCCTGCTGGACCGAGTCGGGCAGTGCCTGAAGGATCGGAATTGGCCGATGCCCGGCGTCCGAATTGAAACCGCCGTGCGTGACGTGCTGGCTGGAATGAAAGGGCTTCTGTGACTGACCAGACCATCGAGCGCGGCCGGGGCGAGACGTATTCCTCGGACCGCTGGACCGTTTACGAGCACGGCGTCTATGACAGGGACAGTGTCCTGTCTGGCCAGAGTCGCCGCAGCTGGCTGGATGACTTCGACTCACTGGAGGAAGCCCAGAAGGCATATCCCGAGGCGGTGGTCTGCGTTACCTCGACATACTCGGCGGCGTGCCTGAACCACTTGCCCGGGGAGGATGAATGACCCTCGACGAAGCTCAATTATCAACCCGGCTGGCCATGCTCGTGGGGCCCGAGTCCGTTCGGGGCCCGGTGTTGTCGGCCTATGACGCCCTGCTGCTAGCTCGGGAAATCCACAGGTGGGGCCGGGATCTGCCGCAGGGATGCGAAGAGTTCCTAGCCAACTGCCTGCGTCGTCGTGAGCGCCGGCTGACCAAGGACTCCGCCCGGGATCTGGTTGTGCTGGCTGTTGACTACTGCGGAAAACGCCTTACGGTGTACTGACTCAGCGCGAGCGCCTCGGTGACAGCGGGGCGCTCTGGCTGGGCCTGAGCATGGTGTGCGGGGAGAGCCCGCAACGGGGGAGGTCTATCCTATAGAAACACTCAGGTCTTTCGATTTAGCCCCGGTGAGGCAAGTATCACCTCAGGGGCGCGACTGATTAACGCGCACGATTTTATGACAGCCGAATTGCTAGCAGCACTGATCGCCGTGGAATCCGGCGGGAACGACCTCGCCCGAGGCCGGCACGGGGAACTCGGCGCTTTGCAGGTGCGCTCCTGCGTCGTGAAGGACGTGAACCGAGTCGTCGGGGGGAATTATCGCTGGTCCGAGATGACCAACCGGGTGACGGCTACCCGAGTCGCTCGGGCGTACCTCGATCACTGGGGTTCACCGAGTCGTCTGGGGAGAAAACCGACTGACCGGGATCTGGCGATGATCTGGCATCATGGCCCGACGGGCTGGAGGCGAGGGTCGATAACGTATTGGAAGCGGGTACAGGCTCGGATGGGTGCCTCCTAACAGGAGTTACCGATCCGCGCCAGTAACGCGGTATACTAACATGGAAAACGAAACACCTATCGAAACACCTATCGAACCCACCGAGGTCCAGCTTGCTGCCTCTCAGCTGGGTAAACGCGGCCGAGGTAAAACGAAGACACTCACTCCCGAGGACCGGCAGCGCCGGGTTGACCAGATGGGGGCGATCAACGAGAAGCGCCGGACCGTGCGCGTGCAGGGCATCGTCGTGAACAGCCCGGGTGGCAACACCACGGTGCAGCAACGAGTGAAGGCTCCCCAGATTCAGCAGGTAACGAATCCTGCCTTGGTCGAACAGATCGCACAGGAGTCGAAGAAGCCAACGCCGTGGGCCGGTGAGCGCACCGTCCGAGTACAGGGGAGGGTTGTATCGTGAGCGAGATCACACACCGCAAGGTCACGATCGTGATCGAAGACGCCGAGGGTGGGTTTACCCTCTCGATGGATTGCGTGCCGCCGATCGAAGCTGATGGATCGCAGGTGCGTCCGACTCCGGCGCTGATGGCCGGATCAGTCGCTCGCCGGGCGATTGAGGAACTGGTGAACCGGCAGACGCCCGAGGCCCCCGAGGCACCGCCCGAGGCACCGCCCGAGGCCGCTAACTGATGAAGCGCCGGCACATAGCGCAGCGCCTGAGCGATGAGTGCGGGCTCTTGGTCATGCACGCCGACAAGGTTGTCGGGTCGTTGACCGAGATCATCGTGCAGGAAATCCTCAAGGGGGAGTTTGAACTGCCCGGCGTGGGTAAGTTCGAGGTGCGTTGGACCAAGCCAATGATTGGCCGCAACCCCCTGAAGCCCAAGATCGAGATCGAGATCCCGCCGAGGCCGAAGATATTCTTCAAGCCGACCAAGGATCTGTCCGATCGGGTGATAAAAACACTTGCTGTTGTGGCCTCTAAGAAATAAGGTACTACCGCTTGTAGTGGTTTTTGGTTGTTTTTACCCCCGGGATTGTGAGGTCCTGGGGGTTTTCTTTTACCGATACTGTGCTGATATCACCCCAGGAATCCTCTTGAGGTTCGCCAGGAGCGCCGCTGGATCTTGCGAGTTCGACACGCAGCTGCCGATGATATCCTTCTCACCTCGGTCGGATATGTCCTTGGTCTCGACGATCACCACGCGGTTACCGCTGAGGTTTATCCGGCGCTGCGTTGATGCGGGCGTCTTCGCGGGCGATTGCTTCATATTTCCGTTTCACCTGCTGGCAGGTCCAGCATGGGTTTGGATGACAGCCACAGGCGATGCGCTCATGGAGTTCTCTGGCGATTTGAGCGAATTTTTCTGCGCGGTCTTCCATCGGCGTAACGGTATCTTTGAATGGTGGTATAGGAGAGGCGAAAGAGGCGTGCTAGATCGGCATCCGTCACGTCGATGGGAGCGGATTTGATGGCGTCTTGTTTGGATTGAGAAATCCTAGGACGTCCGACTCTGGATTTGAATCCGAGGAATTTTTTGATTCGGTCGATGAGTTTCATTCGCAGGTGTAGATTTCGGTTGTGGTTTTGAGATCCGTCGGCCACTCGGGGGTGACGACGAACGAGGGGTCGCAAAATAAGACCTTATCGGTGGGCTGGATCATAAGGCGTCCATTGTGACCGCGCAGAAACATGAGCTCCTTAGCCTGCTCTGGATGCCGAGAGAAGCCGTCGTCGATGGGTGCGGCCGTAAAGATGTAGGTGCCGTACCTGAATGTGTCAGAGCATTTCACTACGGCTTCCATGCCTCGGAGGTAGGTGTATTCGATGGTCGAGAACTCCCGGCCGTAGCAGTCCCAGCGTTGGGCTTGGTATTCGCGCCAGTCCAGTTCAGGCTGTGGATCGAATGCTAGCGCGTGAGGCGGCACGGCGCGATAGACCGCTCCGCATTCAAGCATGATGGTGCAGCCCCACATTCGACCAGGGATAGAGACCAGGCCGAACCAGACGCAGGGGATGAACCCGGTGCGACTGGAGATGAACGAGGCATCGACGAGACAGTATTGGTGGTGTGGAATTTGTCCGGATTGGGAGTAGGTCATGCTAGCAGGTGTTTGATGATGAGGTTCCTGTCTTTGATCGAAGCTCGGAGAATGCTCTCCAGCACAACGTGAGGGTTCACCGTGCTAACGTGTTTCCACTCTGGATTGCCATCAATGTTTCGAGCTGTATCAATACTCTCAACGCGAACGATGCCGTTAAATGCGTGGACGTAGACAAAAGCCGCTGTATCAAACCTGATTTGGTTCATGGTTTAATTTCGATTCCGTTAACCCTAACTTTGCCGGTTTTTGTGACGAATATTTGAAGTGCGTTTCCGCCTTTATGCTTCGGTGTTTCCACAAGAATGGTTACCCATCCTTTTTTATCATCAGAAAAGCAGCGTGTGATTTTTGCAGAACCATAATCAAATCCGTATTTTGTCTCGGCGTAATGGATTGCGCTCACAGCTTAACCTCCTTCTCATTCCACAGCAGCAGATCCGCTCGCATGGCGTCGTTCTCCTGCTCCAGTTGTTTCACCCGATCCTCCAGCTTACGGACATCGAGAGCGATTGCGCGGAGTTGGCGGCGGTCGTTGTAATCGGCAAAAGCCGGCAGGTCCAAGATTCGTTGTTCTACGCTCACGGCTTTGCCTCCTTTGCTTTGTGCCACTTCTCGGATGCGCTACGGCAATCACTACAAGGTCCATCGCATCCACACCCACATCCAAGCCTACCATCAGTCTCATTACCCGCATCCTCCAGCCGCTTGATGCGGTCTTTAAGCTCACGCACTAAAGCCACTGCTTCGGAGATATCGTCGGTTCCAAATAGATCGTGAAACTCCTGCCGAAGCTTCCATTTTTGATCAGCATATCCTCTAGCCGTGTCGCGCTCTGAGATGAGCAAGCGAACGCGCTTCTCCGCTGCATCGCGTTCGTCAGCAATTCGAGCCACGTCAGCATTGGCGGACATGAGAAGTTCGATCTTGCTGTTGGTCGCGTTGAGTTCGCGTTCTAGCTGGCGAGCGAACTCCGATGGAACTGCGGCATTACGCAGCGAATCACCAGCTAGTATTTCAAATCGAGTGCATGGTTTACCGTTGATCTGTTCGTCTGTTCTAGGGGTGTCGTTCATTTACATTCCTTCCATTTAAATTGCGGTTTGCCGCTTGTGTCGGCCACCCATTCGGCATGGCCTTTTAAAACTGCTTCTTCGCGCATTAGGGTTTCTCCACGGCCCAAGCCAATGACTGTTGAAAGAGCTACGAAGAAACAACCGATTAAGGCATACGCAATTGGAGGAAGATCTAAGTCTCTCACGGCTTAACCTCCTTGGCTTTCAGCCAGTTTGATTGGTCTATTATCTTTCGAGCAGCGGCTGCTGGTGAATCCCAGCGTGATAAATTGGAGTTTTCGCATAGCGCATCCCCCGCCTCTTCCAACCGTTTGATGCGCTCTTGTAGCTCGCGGATCTTTTTCGGCGCATCACTGCCTCCGCTCGTTGTCCGTGCATTGTGTTTCCTGGAATGCTCGTTGGCTAATTCACGGGGTGTCATTTCTCCTCCTTCGCTTTAGATTTCCCCTCTTCAATAATTGCCATCACGCACCGCTTCTTTACGCCGACAGCCTTCGCCACGTAGGCCAAGCTCTGGCCTTCGTTCCACAGTTTCCAGGCGCGTTGGGCATTGTAGTTCGGCGAGTTGATTCGTGCCCGGACCACGTCTGGATGTGCCGTCACCGCAGCTGGGTGAGGGAAGCTGATCCAACCTCGGGCCACTGCGTTTTGGATGAGTGAGTTCATGGGCGTTTCTTTTGAATCTTCAATCCAGCTTTTTTGCACAGACCACAGATCACGCTCGGAGCGCGGCCGAACTTCTTGGACAGTTCTTTGTAGGAAAATGTTGGGTTGTCTTTTACGAACCGCTCGATGGCTGCCTTCTCTTTCTCGGTCATCGGGCTCCAACCTTCTTTGGGTTTCTCGACTACAACGGTTTTCGTGATCGTGGGCTGTGGCCCCATCAGGCGTTCAATGGCTTCACGGGAGAGTTTCATCTTTAAGAATCCAGGTGGGCGATTGAATGATTTGAATGGAGTCGCCGTTGTAACCCGGCCAGCTGTCGGTGTCCTCGCAGACCATCCACTGTCGGATCCACGACTGCCATGTGGCTGATCCCTTGTCCAAGGATTCGGTGTCCATCTGGTAAACAGCGACCGCGTAGGGCGCTTGATCTTCAACGCAAATCCACTGCCAGGCGCGAGTCTCCCCGGTGATATCCCGGTAGAGGTCCCGGTAGTACGCCGCCTGCACGTCGTAGCGCAGCTGGCCGATCTGCCGGCGGAACCCAGCCTTGCTAGCATCGCGGCATTTCTTCAGGTCCACGATCACCGGGGTCGTGTTAGGCAACCAGTCGATCAGGCCCTTCCGGTCGCAGCCATCGAACTCGCCAAACATCCCGACCTGGGCCTTACCCGGCTCGGCCAGCAGGCGGCCGGCGACCGGGTGTTCACGGACGGACTTAACCATGCGCTCGACAGTCTCGATCGCGTCCTGCTTAAACACGGTGACCCGGCGGTACTCCTGGTCATCTCGCCAGGCGCGTGCTTCCTTGGTTCTGAAGTCGTCGTAAGGAGATGTGGTCCAAAGGTACGGCGTCCCGAGGACCTTGTGATCCAGCAGGGAGCCGATCGCCATGGCCTCGGACGGTTCGCGTTCTTCCTCAAAGCCGACCTCAGCGTGCGCTGGCGACCGGCTGAACGCCTTGAGACTGGAGATGTTGATCGCCGGGTGACTGCGGTAGGTGTTTACGTCGATGGGGTGGACTAACTTCACAGCGCACCTCCCGCCTTCACCACTGCACGGCCGATACCCCGCTTATTCCGGATGATCCAGTTGCAGATATCAGGGGGCAGGTCTGCCACCGTGGGATAGGCTTCGGGGTTTTCCCACCACTTCAGGTCTATGACCAGCTTCACCAGCTGCTCGTAGGTGATCCCAGCGGATGCTAGCGTCCCTTCGACGGTTTCCAATTCAGGCTCCGGTGTGGGAACGGGAGCGAGCGGGGCGGGTGCGGTCTCAACGATCTCCGGTGTGGGTTCAGGAGCGGCGGGAGCGGGCGGCTCCACGATTGCGATAGCCTCGGCCTCCTTCTTCTTGCGCGGCTTGGGCTCGGTAGGTGCGGGAGGCGTGGGTGTAACGTCCATGATGGATGAACTCACGGTGACCGACTGGACCACTTGCTGGGCCGCAGGGGTGTCCTGGACCTCTTCCGAGGTGTGCATCCCGAGTGCGATCTCGGGCGCGTAGGTGCGACACCAGAAGGCGCCGGCCCGGTACTGGAGCATCTGCTCCGGCATGGTCTTCCACTTGGAGCCAGACTTGCCGTACCAACCCTCGACCTTGGCCATGTTGATATTCACGAGGGCGCCAACGAGTTCCAGGTTGGAATCGCGCTCGACTGCGAAGGCGCGGCAGCCCCACTCATCTGTCCCCTCTTTTCCAACCCATCGGAAACGCATCGGACTGAACCGACCGCAGCTGTTGACGGTGGCGATCAAGAACGAAGCAGACCAGGTGGGCTTGCCGTGGATAGGAACCATGGACTGCATGACAGCCATGACTGAGGCGCCAATGCGTTGGCTGAGTTCCAACGCGATGATGCAGTTCCCGAGGTTAGCCTCGCCCCGGTAGGCGTCGGGAACGAGGGTGCTGGACGCAAGGGCCTTGGCCATGCGTTGGACTGAAACGAACGCGTTCTCCGAAGAGAAGGCGCTGAGAGGTTGTGCTTGCTGTGTTGCGACTTGTAGGTTGCTCATACGTCAGTCAACGTATGGCAAGTGGCGTTAGGTGTCCAGCAATTTCAGAACGAATTTTTCAGATTTGTTCGGGCATTTCGACGAATGCGATCTGCATTTTTGTCGATGAAGTCGGATGCCTGGGCAGGCGGAAGAGCTAGCAGCCGCTCCCTATTCTGCTCGATAAACTTGCGGTAACCCTGACCAACGGCCTGCTGGTAGGTGTATTTCTCTTCGCGTGTGAGTTCTCGGCGCGTGCCGTTTTCGTTGACCTTGACCGTGATTGCCGGCACCGGCATAAAGACGCCTTTGCTCGCGAGCTGGCCGAGGGTATTCCAGGCGGGGTCTTCTGAACGCTGAGTAATCCAGCGGCTGTACGGGTAACGCTCGACGCGCACTGGCTCACCAAGGACGTTCAGGATCGGACCTGGCCCAATCTCGCGACGGGCATACGGCACCTGCTGAAGGAAGTATTCGTGACCAAGACCACCGGGTTCAGCCTTAAAGATCGACGGGTCAGACCAAGCATCGACTTCCTTGAGGATGTTGGGAACGAACGACCCACCAAGCCGTGCCAAGTAACGCGGCATTGATTTCTCGATAACCTCGTTGGTGTCGTACTTGTAGGCGTTAGCGAAGCCTAAGAACTCCGTGAGACCAGAGATCGCAGATGAGTCCTTCACGATGAACAGGCCGGCCGTGGCTGCATCTTGAACCTTGGCGATAATGCCCTCCTCATTCCATTTTTCTGGTTCAAACAGCTGGCGATCACGAAGTTCACCGATGGCGCCAAGCAAACCTCCGAATCCTAGCTGACGGTAGGAAACGTAGGTGTCGCCAACGCGGATCGAATAGGGCTGTCGGCCTTCTGATAGCAGCTGCTTTCGCTTGTTTGGATCGAGGGACTTGAACGATCCAGTGATGTCGATGTCACGATCCTCTTCCTTGTCATCGTCACCGAGGAACAGTGCGGCTGCCGTTGCGCCCAACGCCGTACCTAGTGAAGCCTTTGCTAGCAGCAGGTCACGTCGGGCCGGTGTAAACTGAAGCCCGCCGGGCTGGTCAGACTTGCCAGGTGCGGATTGAACCCAACGATAGACCGCAATCGGAGCCGCGTAGTTGAGAAGCTCGTTGGTGTAGTTGGCGGCAAAGCGAACAAAATTGGTTCCAGTCAGGAACTTCAGTGCCGGGAACTTACGTGAAGCGGCGTTCAGTCCTTCGTAAAGCGAACCCATCACACCCTGCGGAACCTCGGTAAACGTCACGGCCTCGCGGATATCCTTAGAGGTCATCAAGACATCGACCGGGAAGCTCTCCTGGAGAATCTCACGGGTGCGCTTGTTGACTAGGTCAGGGCGGGTGCCTTCAGCGATGGCGCGATCGCGGGCGGCCTTCACTATGTCCGCCTCTGGAAGCATCAGGTTGCGTGCTTCTTCGGATCCGACTTCCTTGTTGAGCGCGTAAGCCTTCGCGGCTCCGTCAGACATCATGGCGGTCACGTGATCTAGCGCCAACATCAGCCGGCTCACGTACTTGGCTTGACTGATTCCCTTGGCAAACAGGTTGCGAGATTCTCCGAGACCTTCGAGTGCGTTGCCGGGTTGGTCTGGATTGAAGTTCACTGAGCGGTAAAGCTCGCCGCGCCAGAGCATTGGCCAAAAGTCTCGGAGACCTTCGTTGAGCCCTTTGAGTGCAGACTTGGTAACCAGCCCGGCTTCTTTACCGGCCATGCCCGCAAGCATAACCGTGTTCAGTGCGCCGTTGAGGATGTTGAGCGCGTTGTCCAGCTGGGTTCGAGTTCCCGACAGAACCGCCGCGTACCAGTAATCCCTTAGGACATCCGAGAACCGCACGCCGCCGTCCCGGGCCATAAGGCGGAACATCTCTTGGATAATCTGGTTTCGATTAACACCCTGAGCGGCTTGTGCCCGCTGTGCTAGCTCGGTGAGCTTGCGAGCGGTAAGGCCGTTGATCTCGGCTACACCAAACTCTGGCGCCACTGCATCTCGGAAAGCCTGATCCCACAGAAGGAATGTGTCGGGGCCATCAGTCGTAATTTGATCGCCGGCTGTAGCCCTGGCGATGTTGGCGTACTTTAGGATGCGAGGCAGAGAGCGAAAGAGTTTCTCGCGAGCATCCGGCTTGACCGTCGGCAGCGGAACTTTCTTAGCAAACTCGGATCTGAAAATCTGATCGCGCTTCTTTTCCCAAGCATTGGTCAAGAGATTCGTGATCTCAGCGATGCCAGCAGGACTGAGGTTCTTCAGCCGAGGATCGGCCAAAATAACCTGAAGCATCTTCTGACGCACGGAACCCTGGGTTTGCAGGGACTTAGTTAGAATATCCTGCCACTTGATCTCGATGGGGGGGCCTTTAGGTTGACCGGGGACCTGCTTGATTTTCTTAAACTCGCGGGCAAACACGTTGTCCGCCTGCTTCATAGCTTCTTTGACTTGGTCGATCGCCTGCTGACCAGACTGAACGAGCCAATCGCGCACCTGCTGGGCAACGATCTCGGGGAACGGTATCTTGCGCTTCTGCTGTTCGTTCACCAGTCGGCGATATACCAGCTGCGGAACCATCCACGCGTAGCGAGCGAACGTCAGCTGGCGAGCGCGGCCCTGTTTACCGAAGTCAGAGCCTGCTTGAACCAACGCAGTTGCAATGCGTGCTTGCAGGTAGAGTGCGCGCAGCAAGTCGATAGGATTCTTTGCGCGTGCGATCTCCAGCTCAGATCGCTGAAGCAGTTCGCCGCCAACGTATTCACGCAGAGCCTTGTCGATGTCGGCGCCCATGAAACCCTGAAACGCCCGCTCCAGGTTCCCCTTGTAAAAGTCTACCCACTTGCGGGCTTCGGACTGCCAGTTTTCATCGGTGTCTCGGGCTACATCACCACGGAAGATGCCTCGTGATTCAACGCGCTCGGTTGGAGACGGAGGCTGAGGCCGGCCAGGAGCCCCAGCAGGAATCTCCTGGTTCGGGAAAGCCTTGATGTACTCCTCGAAGTTAGCGGCAGTCTCCGCTTCGTTGCTCAGCTGGACGTGGGATTTGATGTAGTCCATGCCAGCATTACGGGCGGCCACCCAGGACTTGGTAGCCTGGTAGATCCGGAGTGCGATCTTCGAGGCTTGATAAATCACGAAGTTCGACAACCCGGTTATGGCCTCGAATACCTTGCCCTTGGGATCGGTAGCGGCGATTACCTTTTGAAGGATGGCTTCGACGGAGTCGGGGCGTTGATTGCGCTCAGCCTCAGCATCCAATCGGGAAATAAAGGTAATATCGGAGACAATGTCAGCAGTCGCAGTAGATTTGTTCGGAATGCTTTGCAGCCATCGAACGTATTCTGGAGCAGCCTCATCCGAGATTGATTGCAGATCGGAGATAACATCTCCAAAGGTCGCTTGTTCTCCAGTCGATGGATTCGTAAATCGCACCCGGCGAGTAGCTTCGTCGGTATCATTCCTAGCCCAATCGGACAGCCGCTTTCCGATTCCACGGTTTAAACCGGATGCTCCTCGAATGTCAGCCGTGCTAGCTTGGAAACGCTGGCTTAACGGAACGACGTTACCCTCATCGTCGCGAGTGACGGGGTCGGCGGATTTGATTTGAGAAGCATCAAACACCGCAATTTCGTGAGCATTGAAATCACGCCCGCCTTCTACCGAGTCATATCCTAAAGACTTTAGTTTATCTACAACCTCCTTTTGAAGGAATGATGAACTGATAATGATCTCGCCTTCTTTTGCTGTATTTTGAGCTTTGAGATAAACAGCCATTACGTTTGATGGTCTTTTTGCCCATCTTTCAACTGCTGCCTTATCTATGCTTGCATAAAATGCTGGAAAATTTGCTTCTGAGGCAATCCATTTAGTGAACTTAGTAGCTGGCAATATTGCCGGTGGAGATGATTCGGTCCCCATGCGATAACGCTCACGAACGCCATGATACACCGGACCAACATTGTACCCCGCCGCCTTCGCAGCAGCATCCACCATCCGCTGGGCTGTCTCCATGTCACCGGCTGCAACAGCTGCGGTATACTCCGCATCTCGAATCAGTCGATCGGCCAACTGGATGTCGTCAGTAGGATCATTCGGAAACTGCTGTCTAGCCTGCGCGATGGCTTGGCGAATTGCTTTATCAACCGCAACACCAACCTGAATTAGTCCCTTGGCAATTTGCAGTGCTAGCTTTGCCAGCGGGGTTAGAAACAGCGGATCGGAGTACGAATTTTCTGACAGCCCTTTGCTGACCTTGTCGATGGCGTCTATGGCGGATTGGGCGGCTGTTTTGGGAGCCGCCTTTTCAGCCTTCGCCTCATCAGCCAACTCCTGTTCCCGCTCTTGAATCGCCGTATCCCGGGCCTCCTCAACGCGTTCTAGCAGCTGACCGACAAGCTCATCCACTCCAGTGTCACGGCCTTCATCATCCAACTCAGAGTCATCAATGACGCCGCTAGCCTCCAGTTTACGCGCCATGGCTTTAACCTGGCTCTTTTTCATGTCGGAGCCTTCATCCTCCAACTTCTGCTTGGCTTGGCCAATGGGGCCAGCGTCGATCTCTTGCTCAGCTTGAGCTAGGCGGGCTTCCTCAGCTGCTTGAAGTTCGGCTTCGGTGGGTTCGGCGACTACTGGGGTAATCATGTCCGCAACAACCTTCAAGTCGTTGCGCTGTGCATCAGTAAGTTCAAGGTCGGTATTAGCAGCCTGCTCCCGTAGCTTTGCAGCGGCGTTCTTTCCGTACACCTGGGTCGCCTGCTTCGCCATCCGCATCAGCATTTCGTTTGCGCGCTCAGGCTTTCTAGCAGCAGCTGGAGCACGAACGGGTCCTTTTGCCGTGGAAGTGTTGAGCTTCTGGGCTTTTGCTAAAACCTGATTCAGCGCCTGCTTTGTGTTAGCAATGGTGTAAGTGCCATCTCCAGGGATCTCGATCGTAACCTTGGGAACGCTTGGCCCGTACTTGGCGAGCAACTGCTTCCCGAGTTCGTGAGCTTTTCGGTACTTGGCCTCAAACCCGGCGCCCATGTTCTTGTCGTTCACGGTCTTGAATCGCTCTTCAAGATCCGTTTGACCTGTCGAAATCAGGTCTCGGTACTGCTGATCGCTTTCAGCAGGCGCAGCTTCTACGGCCCGCTCCAGCTGCTGAACGAGTTTAGCCTTGGCATCCTTAGCGTCCATGCCACCGCCGCGAGCTTGAGCAACGGGTTCGCTGACAAACTTGATGTTGTCGATGCCTTCTTGCATCGGGGCACCGGCCGCAGCTGGAGGTTGAACCTGTTCTCCGGGGGATGCGGGACGGACTTTGGAGGTGCGATTAGCGTTTTCTTGGTCAAGCGTGCGTTTTTGCAGCTGAGCCAGTTTACGATACTGCTTCTCCCAATCAGACATCGCGGCTTTGTGTGCCGCCTTTTGTTTTTCGGTTGGGTTGGGGCCAAAAAGCTTCTTAAGCGGCCTCGGTTTTTGCGCTCTTAAAAGCGCAAGATCCCCAGCGAGTTCATTGGCTGTTTTTGTGGCAGGCGTAATCGCCGCAGGGGCAGGCGCAGGTGTAG